GTGAAATGGACCTGTTTGAGATCTCCATTGAGTCATGCATATACGTATCAAATAGAATCTTGCACCACCTGAGTCTACGATGTCCTGAAGATTGGCTTTACTTGACATGTCTTCGATTGCATAGTGTAGTAGATCGACTGCAAGGTGATGATTACCTGTGATTTTGTTAGCTGCTTGAACTAATGCATCATAATCATTTGAAAGATATTGGTTAAATGTCAAGGATTGAGTATATTTTTAAACTAAAATGAAGCATATAAACTATATATATGCTTCATTTTTAATGTTTTATTCCTCTTTCTTCGGTGGTATTATAATATTTAAAGGCGAATCGATTGTCATTTCAGTTGATGTTTGCTTTGGAATAACGAATGGACTCAACTTGATTAGGAAATCTAATGCTCCTTTAGGATCTACTGATGCAGTCTGATTCAACCAAAGCTGTATGTTGTCTAGGTTACCATTTAATAAATCTAAATAGTATGATTTAACAGCTTCAGTAGTTGCATTGGTTTTTCCTTTTGGTCTACCATTAGGATTTGCTGATTCTCCTTTTTGCCACGCTGGATTACCTCTCTTTTCTGCCATTTTTCTCTAGGTATTGTTTTAATAATTTTGCATTCTGTGCAGTTTTGGGGTACTCTCTGCTCAGTTTGATAACTGAGACGATAGAATTATTAGCCAAAACTTTTTGGTTTGCTGGTGTGCTCATGTGTGAGTTTATTAGTTTAACGGTTGATCACAATTACCACAAGGTTGCTCATAATCTCCATAACCTGAACCATTGTAACCCGCTGGTGCAGTTCCAGTCCCGTATGGATAGTTTCTGTACTTCTTGTAGTTAAAGTATTGTGAGTTAGTTTGAATACCACTAAAATATGGTTTCTTTGTATCAGGTGCTTGTTGACCATCGTTAGCATTCCAGTTAGCATACGCTGGGTATAATGACAAATGAAACGCTAGGTATCTTTGCATTTGATCTACGTATGATTCTGCAACTTCTTTAACATTTGATTGCAAGAATTTAACCTCATCTAACTCTACTGATGGAGCGTTCTCTGAGTTTGGCTTTAGGATCGATTTGTTAAAGATCTTGTATGCCAAGAATGGTATCGCATGGTAGAATGAATAGTTACAAAGGATTGGACCAATGAAATCATCTAACAATAATCTGTTAGGTGTTGAAACAGCTCCATTTCTAACTTGCTCTTTTAATTGGTTGTAGAATGTACCACCTAAATAGTTACGTAGGTAAATATCCTGAGCTTGTAATACGTATGGTACCAAGTCTTCAGGTGACACAGACTCATGAATTGAAGTGTATGATTTTAGTTTCTCTTCCGAGATGAATAACACATTATATGCTGACATAGTTATAGTTTATTTTATTATTCTGCAGCGATTGTATTCTCAGTCGCTTCAATCATTTTGTTTGGTTCAATATACAATTCAACTGTTTCATATCCTTTGTAATACATTAAAGTATCGAATGTCTTTAACATTGATTTCTGTAATGGTTTGATTACTGTTGCAGTAAAGTGTGCGTACGCTGTTTCAATTTCATCTTTGTTCGATCCCAATGAAGATCCACCTTCGTGATATAAACCTAACAATAAAGGTGAAGTGATTCTGTGTCCTGTTAATATTCTTGAAGTGATTCTAGACTCTAGGTTCACATAATAATCATCATTAGCAGATTCTATTGGTGTAACTGTTGGAGCGTGCTCAGCATCATCAGAGAAAGCGATGAAAGCTTTATTTGCATTCTCAGAACCTCTAAAAGCCATTGTAATCTCATCATATATTTCTTGTCTTGCAAGAGGATCGGGTATACCATTGTTCATTGAAATAAACAAACCTGGATTTAATCCATTTGCAAGCGCGCTGAGGTGGAATTTTGATACATTAATATCAATCTGAATATCATTTAAAGATCCAGCGTATGATGGTAATGGGTAAAACAAGTTACCTGGTTCATAATCAAAGCAATATAAAACTTGAGATGGATTTGTTTCAGCACATGAAGGATCGAAAGCTTTATATTCAATTGGTCTAAATCTTCTGTATTGACCCCAATCTGATGAGTAGTAATAGTATTCTGGTCTATCGATGTCTGGTACATGAATACCTGATCTAACCTTTGTAAAGTCCATGTGATAGAACTCTGCAATTGTTTCGCCATCGTTAGCCCAAATGATATTCATTGCATAACCTCCAAATGTTAAATAGTCTAATGCACACTTTTCGAATACATCATTCCAAGATTCTTTTGGATTTGCTCTTTTTAACAAATAATTGTCTTCTTCTTTTTTGGTCTTTAAACCTTGACCGATAACACCGTCTAATTTAGACATAATGGCAGTACGATTCATTGCCGATTTCTGATATAAACCAGCAACAAAACCAGGCCACTGATTGTCTACTCCGTAATCGATCCACTTTTTACCAGCTCTTTCTACGAATATTGGTAATTCTACTTCTATTCTGTCGACATTAAACGAAAAGTAGTTTTTGTTTTGAGATATTTCTGCCATTATATGGGTATTTTCTTTATTTTAAATATATGAATGTTGTAAACTGACAAAAAAATTAAAAATCGTCATCAAAGTAGTCTCTAAAGTCCTTCAATACAGCACAAAACTCAAAGTTTTGGTCTTCTAAAGCCTTGTTTAGTGCAACTTCGTAGACTTCTCTTTGTGAGATATCGTATGCAAGTGCTTGATTATTAAACAAAGCATAGAGGGCAAAGTATATTTGTTCTCTGTCCTCTATGCACATCTTTAAATATTGGTTGTATGTGAACTCAATCTCAAATTCTTCCATCATCCTCTTTTGGTTTTTTTACTGTATTGTAGTACCACTCCTTTTTCTTTCGAAGAGTTTCCATCTTGTTCTTCTCATACCAGTCTCTAGCTTGTTGCTGCTTCTTGCTTTTAGGTTTAACTTGAGTTTCACCTACTTCTGGTTTATCTATACGACTACAAGAAATATGGCGTTTAGTAAAAATATCGTTGTAGATTGGTGCTAAAATATGAGTTACAGATTTCTTTATAGACTTGTCATAGCTTTTTGAATTTGTAGGTCTAATGATTGCAATCTCTGTAATTTCTTGAGTAGCATCTACGTTGGCTAATCTTCCTAACAGATAGGACCACAATAGAGCAGCTTCTTGTGATAACTGATATTCTATACATTCTGTGTAGATTGATCTTCTTCTGACATCTCCCATGAGTTCAGCTGAACAACGTAGAGTTACTTTGCCATCTACTCCTCTGATGGTTTCAATTAGACCAAGTTCTTTTAACTTCTTGGTCTCTTGAAATGCTTTGCCTTGTGGTGCATTATAGTTAACCGTATCGATATCATCTGTGTACATTTCAAAGTAATGATCTGGCCCATAAATAGCTGCAAACTTTGTGAGTAATCCTATGAGTAGAACTTGACCTTCTTTAGGATTAGTTGAGAGCCATTCTGAGTAACTTGATGGTATGTATAGTTTCATTTATTGTGTGTTATAATGTATGTATCTCTTTTTGAATTTTAATTGTTTTTTACAATTGTGAATGGTACATTTGTTACTTGCGTTTGATACCGATATCTGATCTTTGCTTTCTACCTTGTTGTATTGTAGGTCTATTAGCTTTAGCTGTCCATTGTAGATTATCAACATGATTGTTTTCTCTGTCACCGTCAATATGCTCTACAAATCGAAGTTGGTTTGGGTTTTCCATAAAGTTCTGAGCCACAAGACGATGCACATATTCACCAGTTGGTATACCTAACATTTTAGGAGATCCTACTCTACCTTTCCAAAATTGTCTGACTTCTCTTTCACTAATTAAAGAGTTATCTTCTCTATAATGTTTTAGGATTACTCTACCATGGTTTGAGATTAACCACTCTGATAGACCTACTAATTCTGTTTTTGTACCATTACTTTGTGGTATTCTGTAATTGATTTGTTTCTTCTTGAATGTTTTAAATTGTTCTGCTTTCATAATTAAAATAATTGATTTTCTGTTTCTTGTTTAGGTACACTCTGTGCTGTTGGTGTTAATTTTAATGGGTTAACTTTAAAAACCAAATCTGTGCTGCTGGGTGAAACTTGGTGACCACTGAGGTTAATGATATAACCTTTAGCTAGAAGTTGGTTAAAGTTGTAGCAAATATCATCTACTCGAGTATCAAATATCTGTGCTGTCTTTAAAGGGTAGAAGGTTAGGTTCTCTTCTGATTTATTCATTTTATAATAAAGAGCAAACATTGGTTTTTGCATACCATTTAGTTTCTTGTCCCTCATTATAAAGGCTGGAATTATTAAATCCATTTGTTGATAACTTGTTTTCATAATTTTCTTTTATTTTATGTTTACTAGATCTAACCAGTTTTCTGGTATAACGGGTTTTTGGGGTTCTTCTGGCTTGGAAGAAGAATCATTCTTTGATTCTTCTTCCCTAAAACTATTTTTATTAATAGTTTTAGTAGTTTTATTCTGTAACTCTCTGTTACATGATGTGTAACTCTCTGTTACATCAAAAGCTGTTTGTTGTAACTCTCTGTTACATGTAACTTTGTGTTCATTTATGATTTGAAGTAGTTTATTAACATTAACAGAGTACTCGTATTGTCCTTTACCATGCTTTTTTCCTTCAATTAATATTCCTGATTTCTTTAGTTTATCAAATTTACGACTGATAGTTGCTCTTGAACAACCATACTCATCTGCAATTCTACCTTTGGATTCATAAAACTTTTTGTTTTGTCTGGTCCAAGATTGTACACTTGATATAATTATAATTTCATAAATGTCAAAGCCCACTCCTAATAATGAATCTGGTATTGCTGTAAATTCTCCAGGTATTGTATTATTCTTTTTAGGTGGATTTTTCATATTATTATGCTATTTTTACCTCGTATTTTATCCCATAAATAAATAGGATCGATTCAAATTGTTCTAACTTTGTCATGATTATCTACCTATTTTTGTTATGTACCATTTTTTCTCTGGCATTGTTAGCGCACCTTTTAAAACAAGACCGTTACAAGTCCAATTGATCTCTTGCCAATTTAAACCAGTTGCTTGCATTAAAAAGTTAATGTTAGTTGGGAGTCCTTCTAATGAACGACGATAACAAGTCTGTAGTATTATAGCTTGTTCTAAAGTTAGTGAACCAGAAGTGACCAAATCATTTGTGTGTGAGTTGTAGTCTTCAACTGTGGGTAGGGATTGTGCTTCCATAATTAATTTATATTTTTTATTGTTTGTTATTATATATTATATATTAAAACTTTGTTTCAAAATATTCATTTTTTAAAATTATAATATAATATTACAACAAAAAGGCTCTGATCAGAACGACCAGAGCCTAAAACTATAGAAAAATAATATGAAAGAAGTCATCAAGAATTCAATGACTGTGATAGTATTTATACAAGTTATGCTAACTATGTTTCATAAAAAAGCCACTAATAAAATACTAGTGGCTTTAACATAATAAAAAATATAAAAAAATATAAAAAAATCAATGGGAACAATCCAATTAATTATTCTAACATATATATCGTTTAATTTAAATTTGTTTCAATGAAATTACTTCATTTTCGATAATTATTTGACCTTCTTTAACTAAATTATCTACTTCTGTAGCAATATCAGCTGCGTCATAGCCATTTAATAGTCTACCAATCTCTTCAAGATTAGTTCCTTTCTTCATTTTTGTGTAGATGAAGACAACTTCTTGTACTTTTGTTTTTAAATCTTTCATTTTAATGTTGTGTTTTTATGATATTGTTACTGAATCGATCCAAATATATTCTGCTGATAAATTACTTGCCATACTAACAGCAAGATATGCGTACGATCCGGCATATAAATCTACGTTAGATTGGTTTTGTAAAGGCGTAAACGTATAGTCTGCCCAACTAGTAGTCAAAGAAAATGATTGTCGAAGACCTGCTGGTTGTGTAACTAATTGTGAAGGTGCACCGTATTCGCCATTTTTATTTATTAAAAAGTTAGCAGTTGTATTAGCAGACGCTTTAGCTCTAATAGTTATAGTTTTAGGAGTTGCAAGTTCTGGTAAATAAAAGGATGAAATATCTACTAAAGCATCTCTAGAATTATCATTGTTATCTTTACCACTGTCTCTTCTCAATTTTAAAGAATTAGTGCCTGTTGAAAATTCTGTCGAATCTGCTTGTATTAAAGTACCACATCCAATAATTTGTTTATCGCCTTCAATATCTCTAACAGGACATGTCGATTGTGTACCGTTTATTAGTATAGATGCTACATACGCAGCTGTACTCATATTTGGTATTACTGTACTAATATTTTGAGTAGGCATTAAAACTTGCACCTGTGCTGTTGGTTGTGTACGTATAGCCAATGGTCTAAATAATGGATTAGTAGATGGGTACGTACCGTATTGATTTACATTTTGTACAGTATTATAACCATTAGCAAATAGTGCTTGAAATTGTGCAGTAGCTAACGGTGCAGTCCACGCTATATTATAATTGACAATAGTCCAAGTACCGTTACTGGTTGGAGTTCTAACAGTTGCAGTAAAAAATCCATTAGCGTCCCAGGCTCTCATCCATAAATTATTAACTACGGTACTATATGCATTTGTTTGAATAGCGTTATTACCCGGGTTAGAAATAACGTATAAAGTATTAATTGTTAGTTTTTGTGGTACGTTTATCGAAGACAAATCACCTAAAGTAAATTGAGTAGCTGAGTTTAAATATAAATTACAACCTGTAGTAGCCTCTACACAGTTTATTTGCGTACCACCTGAAACTTGTAAAAACCAAATATTACCTAATTTAAAATAATTATTTGATGGAATTGCTGTAAACCATTTAGTTCCATTCCATGGTTGTAAACCAGAAAATGCAAAATTATTAAAGGTATAACCACCAATAGCAGGTCCTGTTGTATTTCTAAAAATAGTGCCAGAGTTACCAGATACTGCTGTATAACTAACACCTGTAATACCGTTTTGTGATGCAAAACCATTAGTCCAACCACCTTGTATTTCTATATTTTGAGCAGTTACTGCTGCAATAGTATTAAAGTCTTCTAAATTTTGAGAAGCTGTTGCTGTTGCATAGTGATTTTGAGTTAAAAATTCACCAGTGTATGTACCACTTGAGAATTGTAAATTGGTTATAACCGTAATGTTTGTAGCAGTAACAGCTGTTACTCTATGTAATCCTGTTCTATTTCCTAAAATAGGATCATTTATAGATATTAAAGTACCAACCGCAATAATACCAACTTGACTAACAGATGTTGCTATAATAGCAGAATTACTAGTAATAGTTAAAGTACCTGCAATTGCAGTAAATCCACTACCAGCTACTCTAATAGTATCTCCTGTAGCACATGCAGTTAAAGCTTTTGTAATACTTTTCCATGGACTTCCTGCAGTACCTGAACCAGTCGTATCATTACCTAATAGGTTATCTGAATAATATATTGCCATAATTAATTAATATGTGTTTTGATATAATTTGTACACTCTTCAACAGTACCATATACTTCAATTATAAAAGTGTAACCGGATAATTCTACAGCAACACCATAAATACTATCTTTTTTATAGATGAACCAAATTGGATCTGTTTTACCCGTAAATGTGATTATTGCTTCCATTATTGTAATTTTATATTTATACCACTGGTTATCCAGTTTGTTGAAGTGTTTTGTGCAAAAACAGAACTAATACCATTTGTTAACCATAAAGTAGGATTAACCGTACTTCTTTGCCATACAAGAATAGCACCTCTGTAAACAAAATTTACATTAGTACTTGCTCTTTTTAGATCTGTTATGCTATTTATTTGTCTTTTAATATCTCCCATTATTCAATAAAATATAATGTTGTTGCTGAATATGAACCTAAAGCTGTATATTCTGCTTGAGTTCCACTCCAAACGTTTGCTATTGTATTAGGACCAGATGTTGTAATAGCACCTGATGGTGAAATACCACTTGTTCCAGACGTACCAGATCCATCCACACCGCTCGTTCCGCTTGTACCGTTGTTACCATCAGTTCCACTAGTTCCGTTTTGTCCTGACGTACCTGATGAGCCGGCATCACCTTGTGCTCCATTAGTACCAGATGTACCACTTGATCCACTTGTACCAGCTACTGCGCCAACTGTAGTTATAACAAATGAATAATATTGAGTTCCTTCAGTATACCAATTAATTGAGTGTGCTGTAGAATCATTGTTATTTAAATAAATTCTAACAACCATTCTATTAGTTGGATCGATTGCAGTTGTAGGAATTGTTAAATCTAATACTATTTCTGCAGGCGTACTTGCATCTACCCAACCAATCTCTGAATTACCAGTAGCAATAACTGGTCCGATTGGAGTACCTGTTGCATTGGTTAATTGAATTGTAGTGTACGCTTGTATTTGATCATTAGCACCTTGTTTTAGGAAATGAAAATGGAATCTTTGAGTTCCACCTGGAATTACACCAAAACCAAGTTCAGATGTTATAAATTGACTAACTTGTGCATTTTGTTGAGAACCTGTTAAATTAGTAGTAACTATTTGTTGTGCTCCATTTGGTGTAGGTGATAAAACTTTGTAACCTACAACATCTGATGATTGAGATTGATTAAAGTAATACACTTGACCAGATGAAATACCATTCGAACCACTAGTTCCAGCCGTTCCAGATGTTCCAGCAGTGCCACTCGTACCTGACGTACCAGGAGTTCCAGGTTGAGAGATACCAGATGTACCACTTGTTCCATTAGCTCCGCTAGTTCCGTTTTGACCTGAAGTACCAGATGTGCCATTTTGACCACTTGTA